CCCCTGGTCGGTCTCAGTCCGGAGTGCAAGACGCACTGGCCGTTGCGCTGCAACTTAAAGGCCTGTCCCAGATGACCAAGACAGTTCTGAACCCACTGTCTCAAGTCCGTAACTTTTTATCCAACACGTTTGTGGTTGGAGCAAACGGCCTTCTTGGCCGGAACATGGGCATCTTTGAAAGCGGCCAAGTGCTTGTGGCAAACGCAATCGATAGCCCTGAACAGTTCAAGTTGTTGAAGGCTATGCAAGATGAGGGAGCTATTGGTCAAAACATTCAGATCAACGAGCTACGTCGTTTGATGGAAGAACAAACTGAGCAGGGCGTGTCCTCAATGCTTGGCAAAGCAGGTAGAGTGGTACGGGAAAAGATTCCTGTTGTTGGACCTACGGTCAAGTTTATGGAAAAAACATACCAGCTTGGTGACGACTACTGGAAAGTTGTTGGTGCCCTCGGGGAAAAAGCTCGGTACGGAGCGGCTCTTCGTAAGGCAGGCTTGGACATTGAGAACGTAGCTCCCGCCGTGCAGGATGCTCTCACTGGCGCAGGTTTAGCACAGAGAACAAGCTCTATCGCGGGCACAAACTTTGGAGACATGTTGGCTGTGGACTTGGTCAAGTCCACTATGCCCACTTACTCCATGGTTCCCGAAGCTATTAAACGGCTACGTCGTATCCCTGTTGTTGGTAACTTCATGGCGTTCCCTGCGGAAATTATTCGTACTTCTGGCAACATTGTGAATCGCGCAGTCAAAGAGATGGGTTTCAAGCCTACCCAAGCAATGATTGACACAATGGGTGAGCAGCAAGCTCGAGCGTTTGCTCGACAGATCCGAGGCATTGGAGCCGAGCGTTTGTCTGGTTATGTGTCCATGGCAACAGTCGCGCCGATTGCAATGCGTGAGGCATCGCACGACATCTTAGGGATCACAGAGCAAGAAGAAAAAGTTCTGGAGAAGAACGCGCCGTTCTGGACACTCGGCAACAAATTAATGTTCTTGACCAAGCCTGACAAGAATGGCGAGGCTGAGTATGTCGATCTATCGTACATGCTGCCCTATGAATTCATGCTTGCCCCTGCCCGTGCGGCGCTGCAAACATACGCAGAAAAGGGTGAGATCGGAGCCAATGAGTCAGAGCAACTTCTTGCTGCGTCTTGGGAAGCATTTAAAAAGTTTGCGGAACCGTTTGCTTCAGAGGCTTTAGCTGCGGAAAGAGTTTACGACGTAACTTTGCGCCAAGGCAAAACCGCAACTGGGGCGGAAATATATGAAAAGGCCGAGATGTGGGGCGACAAACTCGGAAAGAGTTTGACCCACGTCGTAGGCGCATTTATCCCGGGCATTGTAGATCAGGCCGTTACAGTTAAAGGCGGAGAGTTTGTTCCAGGGAGAGCGACTCGCGCTATTACAGGGGGTTTTTCAACACAAGGGGATCCATACACAATAGCTGAAGAAGCAGGGACCATGCTCACAGGTCTACGACCTATGAAGTTAAACATAGGACGCAGCCTTGGTTATGCGGGTGGAGAGTATTTTGCTTCTAGGTCCAGCGCGGTGCAAATTTTTACAAAAATAGCAGACGACAACGATGCTACTGCAGAAGATGTTGTGAACGCTTATATCAAAGCCAATGACGCACGACGCAGGCAACAGGCGGAACTCAAGTCTACTATAGACGCGGCCCTTGAATCTGGGATGAGCAGAGCAAAGGTACTTCAATCTCTTAAAGGCACGGGTGTTTCAAAAAAAGAACTCAACGCTATTTTGTCTAATCGTTACGTCCCGATTAAAATAAGTCGTAGTTTGATTCGAGAAGTTAACAACGAGACGAATGTGAAGAAAGAAAATAGAATCCTTCAAAGACTTCCTGTTGAAGAAATTAATGCCGTTCGATTTAGTTTGTTGAACACCCCAATCATTGGGGAGCCTTCCGCTGTTGTGGTAGAAAAAGCGCCCTGGGAAACAGAAGATTCCGTTTCTACGCAGCCTCCTGTAGTAACAGAGTCCACACAACCTGCGCCATCCATACTTAACACAGCTGCATCCGCGGTTAGCAGCGCAACGGAGTCCGTCGCGAATTTAGGGGGGAACCTTATTGATCGTGCCCGGACCATTGCTCCGTCAATTCTAGGTGGTGATCCAGCAGCGCAGTCTGCTAACGAAGAGATACTGCGCCGCCAGCAAAAAGGTCAGTGAGTTTCAACCTTTACGGACACGCCTACGCCGCCGAACAAACGGACGAACTCGTCACATTGAGCCTCAACCTCTTCAAGGATCTCGTCCTCCTCAGTCATAGCGGCAAGGGTTAGAGCCGTAGAAACCATCTCATGCATCGCGTGGATCTGCATCTTGTGCATTTGTTTAAAGCCCAGAGTTTTTACTTTCGGATCAATCATTCTATTTCTCCCCAATCATCTTGGATATCTACATCAATTTTGGATGGAACCTTGAGCTTGATCCCCGTTTCCATAATCTCCTTTATTTTTGCAGCCTGCTCTGGGCTTCCTATGTTAAAGCATAGCTCGTCGTGTACCGTCAGCATAGGGGTAAGTCCCTCGCTGTAACAATCGAGCATAGCCTTTTTTGTTTGGTCTGCCGCCGATCCTTGGATCAAACGGTTCAGTGCTTTGTATGTAAAGGCGCGGCGTATACCCATTCCGTTTACCCCACCGTACTCCTTGAGGGCCTCGTCATGCGGCAGAGGCTTGCCTGCGCCAAACGTCGTGGGCTCCCAGAGGTGGAAGCGGCATAGACGACCAGACACCGTCCGGATCTGTCCGAGCTTCCCAGCCCTCTTAGAAGCCATCTCAGCTAGTGCCTTAACAAACGGGACCATGTCACGGTGCTTCTGCAGCAAGTCCTTGGCCTCGCTCGAATCGATGTCCAACTGATCGGCCAGCTTGGCTACGCCCATCCCATACATAATCCCGAGGTTCACGGCCTTCGCTTCTTTGCGCTTGATCCCAGCCAAGTCGGCCACAATCTGGTGCAAGTCTACGTCCGCAGTGTTGTATTGGTGTACAATGTCATCAAGCAGTTCACGTCCCTGGATCTCACCAACGCTGGCTGCAAAGTGAACCAGTAACCTTGGCTCTTGGCTTGAGTAGTCGAACGATCCCCACTTCATCCCCTCTTCTGGAATGAACAACCCGCGGATTAGTTTCTTGATGTCTTTGTCCCGTGCCGGAATCTGCTGGAGGTTAGGGTTCGAGGATGAGAATCGCCCGGTTACAGTGCCGCCTTCGTCCCTGCGGGTGGAGTGCAGTTCCGTATGAATGCGACCGTTGGTTTCATGACGCAGGATACTATCGATGAACGTGCTGTCCGCCTTGTCGAACTCCCGCAGCTTAACCAGCTTCTGGCAAATCTCGGACGGGTGGTTGTTCAGAAAAGACTTCGTGAACGACGCCGCGCCCATTTCGGTCCTTGGGTATTCCAGTCCTAACTTATCAAACATCTTTGAGATGGACGCCGATGCCCAGATGTCGACCTCGACCCCCGACTCATTCTCGATCTGCCGACGCATCTCCTTAGCTTTGCTGCGGATCAACTTCTTATTACGATCAGCCTTGTCCAGATCAACCCGCACACCATTGCTACGCATGTCAAGCAAACAGGGGATCAACTTGGTTTCAGTGTGCCAGATGGACCAGAGATGCTGCTCCTCCAGTTGTATCTTCAATGCTTGCCACAGTTGTAGTGTCGCTACCGCATCGCGCTCGGCATAGGCTCCAACGTACATAGGAGGCAACTGCCACATCTCCGCCTTGGGATCGATGCCCCATGCCGCAGCTGCAGCCTTCAACATCTTTTCGTCCTTGCGAATCCCAGCATAGTCCCGGGCCATCGCGTCAAGTCCAAAGGACCAACGGTTCTCGTCAACCAAAGCCCCTGTGATCATAGTGTCGATGATCCGGCCCTTGATTTCTACGCCCTCGGCCCGCAGCCAGCCCGCATCGTAGGTGGCGTTATGCATAATCACATCCATCTCAGGAACGGACATCTGTTTCTTGATCCACTTGAGCGTCATCTTTGGATCTAGGTTGTGCCCGTTCTCGTGGCGCATGGGGAAATAACCTTTGTATTCTCCCGCTGCTACAGCGATGCCGATTATGTGCCCGTCTTTCCTGGCCCAGCCGGGGCCAAGGTTCTTGATGTTTGGGTCCTTAGTCTCCAGATCAACGGCCACTTCCTTGTAACCTGTAAGATCGGGGAACTCTGGGGGGATGTTCCAATCCGAGTCGATCATATCCATCTCCCCTTTAAACTGATGGTGCAGGGCGCTGCCGAATAAGTTATCCGTCATGGGTTCTACCTAAAGCAATATCCAGACGCTTTGATATTGTCTTCTCCCGCTCTGTAAACTCTCCGCCCAAGGCGCTGTAACCACACTTGTCGATCCACGAATCATCGTGACGAATGTCGTTGAGAAGCCGCGCGGTCTTCACCCAGTCCATCATCAACGCAACATGCTGCGGTGTGACATACCCGTGAGTTGTCATGGCGTTGCGGATAATTGTATTCCAGCCCTCGGCAATGCGCTCGAAGTTCTCGTAGGCATCCCCGTAGTCCTTGGCCCTTGATCCATTGATTAGTTCTTCGGCGGTGGCTAAGACTTCATCTCGTTTCATATTGTGTACCTATATTTATTATCAGTCAGTAGAATGTAGAGGTTATGTCGAGCGCGTGTCACACCAACATAGAACGCTCTGTGCTCGTCTTGTGGGTAAAGAGATTCAACACATGACTTGGTTGATGCGGTATATACAATGCAGTTGTCATCCTCTCCCCCCTTCATAGCATGAAACGTGGACAGTTTAATCCTAGGAATAGACAATAGGTCCTCGCCCCTGCGCTGGATTGCGTCTATGTAATTGCGTTGCGCTTCGCTGACCTTGAGCGCGTCATAGGCTGAAACCTCCGCGCCTCTCAGTAATCCAAACTCTGCCTTCAGCTTGTCCATTCCGATCTCGGCGTCCGGAGCCAGGGCGTCCAGAAGTTTCATAGAGCCTCGCTTGAGCATGGCGTCCTCACCCTGTTTGGGTAACGCAGTGTACAACTGGCGCAGCCTTTGTAGCCCCGCCGTCTTGTCCTGACACAAGTCCTCCCACGTTAGAATATTGCCAACCAACTTGTCAGAAATACTAGGTCTGCCCTTGATAGAGAACTTAAAGCCAGAGCTTCGAAACCACTTAGCCAACTCTTGAACCTGATAGTTGGTTCGGGCCATGATGGTCCACGAACCCTCGCTAACGGGGGCATCTTCAAGATGATAGATGTACTCAACCGTGCCTTGCTCCTCACGAGGAAGGAACTCTTTCTCCAAGCGTCCGCCGATCCGCTGCGCAATCACATTAGCCACACGGTGCACAGCTTGAGGTATACGATATGACTGTGTGAGCCTCTCAACTTGATCCGAAGACTTGATAAATAGATCGACCTCAACCCCTGTCCAACGGTGCACAGCTTGATCATCATCTCCTGCGATGATTACTCTGTCCGAAAACTCTGCGATCTTCCTCGCCATCTTCCATTG